CAGTTCTCCATTTGCCGTTCTTTTTAAAGAATTTGAATTCTAGTAAATCTTTTTTATCTGCTGGATTAAACTCTCTACGAGGATTAAACGAGCGACGGAATGTAGATAGATTCGTATTCATTTTAAATGGGGCCGAAGCCCCGTTGATTACTCAGAAATAGCAGATAAAACTTCTTCTGCGGACACTTCTTTGTTTTTCTTACTACGTGCTTTGATAGCATCAAGACTTGGCTTAGTTGCTTTAACTTTGACATTACCTTTACTTGCCTCTTTAGTCTTATCCTCAAGAGTATCAGCAATAGTTGCCTGATCAGAGGGACTAGCAAACTCGGGAAGTGTAGCAAGATATTTTAGTGCTTCGACCTTAGTCATCTCCGAAGGCAACTCAACAAAGTCTACACGACTAGCACCACCTTTAGTGAACTGCTTGATACGACGGACCATGTCATCAGTGAAACGAACCTTAGCGTTACCATTGTGAATAGTAATACCAGCGACCTTGAAAGTTTGATTAGAATTAGCCATTTTGAATTTCCTTTAAATAAAAGCTAAGTTAAAAAATGTGCCGCTAAATTCACAGCACTGTTATAATGATAACACAATCGGACATTATTGTCAACCATTATGTTACCCATTATTCGTTAAACGGTAACTGCTTCCCATGAACCTGTCAGTTCATAGGGCTTGTCCCATTTGCCAATGTTAACATCCACATAGTATGCGGTGTTAAAATAATCTGTCATTGCATCGGATTCGTCATACCAATCGGCCGACTTCAATGCCTTGAATGCTTCGGTTAAGAAAGCCTTAGCATCACCATCATAGTGATCCTGAAACCAGTAAGGGTTCACCTGATCGTAACCATTTGTAGTAGGTTTGAAGCCACGTTGTACTTGATAGAAGTCATTACCGCAAACACGATTGCTGTTGCCAATAAAGTCAATAGCACCGGATTTTAGGGTCAGTATAATAGTACTATGATTCCGGACACTCAGTGAACCTTTGACTTTGTACTTAGCCAAGATTGGTTTCAGAGTTTGAGCAATTTTTTGTTTGCGTTCTTGATTCATGTAAGCCATTTTGTTTCCTTTTCTTTACTGTCTAAGATTCTATTATAACACCAAATCCATTTATTGTCAAGTTATTGTTCCATCGGGTCACCGAGAAAATACTCAGTGACATAGGTGACAACAATATCTTTTCCAGAATGAATCTTTAAGTATTCACCTAGGGCTTCGACACTTCTAAATAAATAACCATTTGCTTTGTACATTTTTAATCCTTTTCTCAACTGTCTAAGATTCTATTATATACCCAAATCTAATTATTGTCAACCTTTTTACGAATTGATTGTCCTAAAAGGACTCAATTCCTCAGTCTCAGATTGAATACTTTCTACTACATCGTATACAAAAAAGACCGGAACGTCAAGAACCGCGGAGATAGTTGCAGGATGTGTACCTTTTTCAAGCATTTCCTCGATCTCCATATATAAGTCTGCCATTTTACTCATTACAATACCTCCAACATGTTAGCAGGCACTTTCCAACTACGGAACTGTCCCGGCTGATCTACTATAATAAATTTACGATTGATTTTCTTTACAACACCGGAGATTGTGCCACGTGTTGAACTAGTGAATTTAACATTAGAACCAATTGCCAATGCCGATTTGTTTCGTACCACTAGTTGGGCACGGGCAAAACGCATTGCATCACCGATGCTATTCAATTCTTCGTTAGTGAAGTCACCCTGCATGATAGCAGTATTAATTTGCTTGATGTTCATTTGAACTCCTTTTGACTGAATAAGACTCTATTATAGACCCAAAACGATTTATTGTCAACCTTTTATTGTTTGATGTTTTTCATCGAATTTTCCATGTCTTCCAAGTGCTTGCGATATTGGATACGGCCAAGATTGATGGTATACATCACGTAAGCCAACATAGCAATACAGAATGTAATTCCAATATAGGGTACGGCTGATATTGGAATGAGTGTAAGCAAATAGATTGTTGCGGATCCTGCGATTGCGGTGAGTGCCAATTCTTTTGCGGTTTGTGCGATTGCTTCAGTTTTATCTGACATATTGAATTTCCTTTCTAAGTTTCAATATAAGTATTATAGCACCGTTTTGGTTTATTGTCAAATTTCGGTGCGACCGGGATGCTTGGGTTTGCGGATGTACTTGCCCCTTTCAGACTGTACAACCTTAGGTTTGAATGGAGTGTTGCATTGAAACAACACTCTATGGGCCCTATGTTTGGGCTCTTTGACGGTGAAAGATAAGATTTCTTTTTTCATAATACAAGTATTATAGCAGAAAATCTATTTATTGTCAACCAAACTGTTTTAATTCATGTTTGATTGATTCAAGTACAGTATGCCATATACCATTTGTCTGGCGGAATAGTCTCATACAGTTATAGAAAGGACTGTCGTTACGATTCATAAACCATCGCCAATCACAACCATAGTCAGTTAACATCACCCAAGTGGGAACTCCCATTGCTCCGCTTAAGTGAGGTATGACTGTATCAATACTGATAACCAAATCAAGTTGGCTAATCAATCCTGCTGTGTTATAGAATCCGGATAAGTCTTCATGGAAAGTTTTAACATTATATTTTGATAACAACTCTAATATCTGTTCATCTACTTCATATGACAAACTTACAAATTCATATTCATCACTTGTAATGGATAGTAGTTGCTCTAATTCAATTCTACGGAAGCGTGATATGAATGCAATCTTATTTGGACTCCATAGTATACCAATGCGTTTCTTTGTCTTAGGTCCTAGCTTTATCTTCCAAGATTGTTTCATGCCTTCATCTACATCTAAGTAGGGAGTAGGATATGGAATTGTGTCAATTGTAGTATTGAAACATTTAGGAAGATCCATCAATGCTACATGGTAGTGATATGGTGATAATTGTTCCTCAGCATTTAGTACTTCAAACTCAGGAAAGTTGTACTTAAACAAATCGTAAAGTTGTGGCTTTGTTACTAGAATAACATCAGCACCTTTATCTTTTAGTACCTTTGCAAATCGAATGAATTGTATACTGTCTCCGAATCCTTGTTCATAATATACGAGGACTCTTTTACCAACAATATCTTGGGAGCCGTCATACTCAGGCCCAGGAATGCTAGGCTTAAAACTAACATCACTTTGATAATACCATCTTGCATTATATTTTTTCCATCCTTCAATCAAGTCACCTTTCATTAAGTGACTAACTGATTCGTTCAACTCATAGTTAACATTACCGGGTGTTAGTTCCTGTGCTATCTTTAGAAAAGGAATAGCAAGTTCTGGCAATGCAAACTCACGCAATGTATTCCCGTAATTGCTATATGCAGTAGAATGTTTAGGGTCTAGTGCAAAGGTATGTGCGAATGTGATTAATGCTTCACGGTATCTGCCTAAACTACGCAGTGCAGTACCACGACTCAACCAACTTTCAACATAGTTATGTGAGCACGGTAATTCAAAACATTGTAGTGCTTCTTCATCACGACCCAATTGACAAAGTGCAATGCCAAGATTATGCCATACAACATAATTGTTTGGCTCTTGTTCTAAAAATCTTCTGTAACATTCACTGGCTTCGTAATACTCTTTAGCCATGTAGTGAATGTTACCTTGCTCAAAATCGTTCATTCTATCGTAAAATTAACTTGCTTAACTTTCTTAATGGTGAAGCTACGCCATTCTTTTTTCTCTAAATCAAATACACGCATTGATGTAGTTGATTCTTTACGAGGTTTTGCATCCTCTTTAATTTCAACTTTAGGCAATTGATCTGGTACTAGTGTACATTTCATCACTCGCTCGGTGCCATCAGACTTTGTGAATGTAACTACACCTTCGCTTACTGCTAACATGCCCTTAAGCCATTCAGTAAATTTGTCCCAGTCTTTGTCAGTCCATTCTGTTGTAATGTTCATTGTTTCATTCCTAAAACTGTTTTAGCCCTAGATACAAGTTCTGTATCACTATCACTAAAACGATAACCTTCTTCAATTAATTTAAGAGTGTAGAATTTGTTGAAGAATATACCAAATACTACTGAGGTAATTACCCAGAAGGGTAATGTCAATATATGAATAACTAAGCATACAAGAGATAGAATCAATTCACCTCTGTATAAAGGTACTAACCATCCCATGTTAAAGATGCCTAGAAAAAAATAACTGTAACTAAACCCGATGTATCCATCTTTGGTGATACCAGTTTTATCGTTTGTCATTTTAATTTGTGTTGCCATTATGTCATCATCCTAAAAAGTGCTACGCTGTCAATAGTTACCAACAGCATGTAATTTGCTAATAATCCTAAACTCTTTCTTGTCCATGACGCCCATGCAAAAATTGCACATTGCAAAATGAACAGTGGATAGAGAATTAAGAAAGGGGGAGTTGGTACTGTAAGCATCATTGTAAATGCACAACCGATACTTAAAAACCAAGCTAATATCTCTAAGAAACATCTAAGAGGATTACTGCGCCAATCCTCTTTAATCCAGTTGCCAACTCCGTATAATATTTCAGTCATTGATTACAAGTACGAGTCCGTGTTATTGACCCATCTGAATTTTGCGTTTCAGTCCAGGGTGTACAAACTTGACCATATGTTGTTGGTGGATTTTGTATAATTACCTGTGACTGAACCTGACGGTTGTGTGCTTCGTTGATAGCGGCGCCAATAATGAATGCGCCAACTGCAGGAGCAATCCAATTATCACGATAGATAACACGGGGACCGTGATAACCATGATGGCGAAAACCATGATAATGTTGTGCCATTGATGTGCTAGTTAATGCTAAAAGTGACAATGCTACTAGAATTTTTTTCATAACGATCTCCTGTTACACTTGTATAACGCATCAGCCTAATGTTTCGTTGACACGATGATGGTTGATTGCCTCTTGTAATACAAGCTCTACCATCTTATTTAGTGTAATATCACGCTTGTGCGCTTCCATAGACAGTTTTAAGATAGTGTCATCATCAAGGTCTACTGGTACTACAATACGAGTATCCCAGTAATCACCCTCGAACATTGCTTTTGCTTTTTCTAGGAAGTCTTCATCTGTTTCCAATTCAATCCACTTTACATCATCCCATGCTTGATTAGGATCAACATTGCGTTCTTTTGCTTCATTAAGATAAGCATCCTTGAATTCGCTATTAGTCCAACGATATGGTTTGTCGAATCTGCTATCATCAGGCCATACTTCACGCTTAATTGATGCATCCGCTTGGTATACAATTTGATCCACTGTACTATACAATATAGACACATGGGCGTATTCGCTTTCGTAATCTAAGAATCGTGCATCAGGGAAGCATTGCCATTGATATTCAGAGCCACCGGTAATTTGGTGACTCATTGCTTCGTTAATCTGGGCCAATTTCATAATTGTCTTTCAATAGGTTAATACATTGTTTTTTGACATGTTCAGGTATGTCAGGTGACCTTAATGCTATCTCACATTTATAACTAATAGTAATGACTGGATCTTCAATTTCAGGTTCTTCCCGAAGCATCCAACCAATGAGTACTATTGCTATGATTATAGCAAGAAGTTTCTTAACTGTCAATTCATATTTTTCCCAAAGACTCATATCGTTATTTATGAGTCCTGGCAGATATTGTTAATTAATCACCTGAATCAATTTGGTAACGATCACCGCAGTGTTTGCAAGTGTATCCGGTCAAACATCTTCCGTCACTGGAACTTGTATAACTATGCTTGCAAGGTACTCCGTCAGTGTTTAGTCGCACCTCACCTTTTGCGGATCCATACATATATTGACCACCACAATTGTGACAAGGTCTATGTGTCTTATCTTTATTCCAAGAATAACTTTTTTCTTGCTCTGTCAATTCAACTTGACAGGTCCCGTTACATACAGGACATACTCCATATCCATCTCTCATACTAAAATCCATCTTTCAAAAGTATTGCTAGGCCCATCACAATGATAGGCAACATTACGATAACCAAATTACTAATTGCTTGCATTATTTTACTCCAAAATGTTCTGACAACCATTGTCTTGTGTGAAAACGTGCTATCAACTGATGTCCTCCCGGATCTAAAACATTCATGCATTCCTTCACAATCAATTCAGCAAACTTCTCCTTGAAGGCTTCATAACGCAAGGTGCGTTCAAGATGCGTATGAAAATCATGTTGCTCTGCCGCATAATCCTCAGCCTGTTCAATAAGTTCTTTAATTCTTTCGTTCATTATTTTACTCCAAATGTGTTAAGAGAAGGTTGCAATGTGTTGATTAATTCTGTCTCACGTGCATGAGCAGGACGCTTGCCTCGAACAACTTCTAAGGTACCGAATACGAATCGGTCAGCACCTCGCTCACGCAAAGCACGTGACAAACCCCAGTTTTTGTTTTCTGTCAAGGCACGTTGCATATGTTTTTGCATACGTCGGGTCAATGTCTTGCGGACATTACCTGCAAAACACAATGCAGTCAAACCAATGTAGTACTCAAGTGTTACTGTATCTTGGATAAAGTAAATTACTTGGTTACGATCAGTTCTACGTTTGCGGTTGATTTTCGAGTTCATAAGTGTATTATATACCCAAATCCATTTATTGTCAACCTTAGAATGCTCGGTACAATCCAAGCAAACAGATAACAACAGAAACGACATTGACTACCATTTGTGCATTGTTGCGGACCCTGTAAGCCCATGTAAGGAAGAATACAGTTCCAAAACTGAATGCTACTATGTTGTAGGGATCCATATTACCCATCGAGTTCAGGATGTGGCCTGCTACGATGAAAACTACCCCTACCCACTGCAAAATGTCATTTGTTTTATTCATAGATGAATTATAGCACAATGCCCATTTATTGTCAAATATTGGCAAAAATCGCTAGAAGTGTATCAGAGTGCGTTCCTGAATCCTCTAGCGATTTTGAAGCCCCTGAGGGGGCAAAATGAGTACTTTTGTTTCTTAAAAATGTAGTACTAAAGTATTAGTGTACTACTTCCCCTACAGAGGTATTCATATATGTTTTAATTTCTTTATTTAAATCACGTTGAGTATATCCCAAATCGGCTAACTCTTGTATTAATGCTACGAATAATCCATGAGTAGCAATACCAGGAATATAATCAGGATCATCATTTTCATTTTCAAATTCTTCTAATAATGGTAATAATGTATCATATATAAAATCACAAGCCATTAATGCGCTTTTTTCTATTTGTTCTACTTCTT